TATAGATAATAGTGTATTATATAATTATAATTGAACATTAGTATGGCGAAAGGATTTACTGTTAAATCAGCAGCTGCGAAAGCAAAAAAACAGGCAGAAACACCAGAATGGGATTACGATAAAGCAAAACAAATGATAGCGGGTAAGACAGTTGTATTCTGTTTGCCAGGTCGAGGAGTATCATATACATTTCTAAAAAACTTTGTAACCCTTTGTTTTGACTTAGTTCAGAATAAAGCAAGTATACAAATATCACAGGATTATTCATCAATGGTCAATTTTGCCCGTTGTAAATGTCTTGGTGCCAATGTTCTTCGAGGTCCTGATCAAAAACCTTGGGATGGTAAGTTAAAGTATGATTATCAGTTATGGATTGACTCTGACATTGTTTTTAATGTAGAGAAGTTCTATCAACTTGTATTAATGGACGAAAAACTTGCATCAGGTTGGTATTGTACAGAAGATGGAAAAACAACTTCAGTCGCTCACTGGTTAGATGAGGATGACTTCAAAGGTAATGGTGGAGTGATGAACCATGAGACCATCGAATCAATTAGTAAGAGAAAGAAACCCTTCACAGTTGATTATGCAGGTTTTGGTTGGTTACTTATCAAACATGGAGTATTTGAAGATGAACAGATGAAATATCCTTGGTTTGCTCCAAAGATGCAAGTGTTTGAATCAGGTGCTGTTCAAGATATGTGCGGAGAAGATGTCTCATTTTGTCTTGATGCAAAAGAGGCAGGTTTCCGTATTATGTGTGACCCTCGTATTCGTGTAGGACATGAAAAAACAAGAGTTATATAGTATCTCTCATAAGGGTAAGATTCTTGCAGAAGGTCTTACAGAAGAGGAATATATGGATAAAATGCAGGATTTAGCAGATGAGTTCTTTGAAAAAGGTACTCCGCATCCGCTCGAACTAAGAACAGACGTAAAAGAAGAGGAAATTTAATGGCAAAAACGTTCAGTATGGGTAACACAATCGAAACCCACCCGAAAAAAACTCGTCAAGGAAAGGGAAAACACTCAAAATACACAGCAACATCCCGTAACTCGGCTCGTAAAAGATATAAAGGACAAGGAAAATAGATGGCTTGTTTGATTGCGAATCTACCTTCTTATGAAGTATGGGTAAGAAAAGAGTATTTGACCGATCATAAGAGTGGTCATGGTGAATTTGTAAAGGGAGTATGGGTTTCGGCAAAAAGTATACCTGGTCGAGCATTTTATTTTGAGACATATTTACCCGAATATGCTGCAATGTTCGATAAATTACCAATTTCTGCGTTTACATCCGACCCAGAAACACCAACTCCTGATATGGAACTACATAATTTACAGTTTTGGAACTGTATGGACTATGGAGTGGTCGCAGTTCAGAAGCAATTTATCGGTTCAATGCACTATGAGATCTATACAAGAGACTATGGCAACCAAACAGGCACATATATTTGTACTTTAGACAATTATCATCAAGATGTAGACGCAATTGACTACTCTACAAGTGAACAACCTGCCGAACATAAGTCTCATAACCTCTTAGAATTAGACAATGGGCAGTTTTGTCTCTATCCGAACAACAGAATGCGTATCTATGATAACAGTATTACACCAGAAACACCAAAATCACCCGATTTTAAGGTTTCAACTGTTTATTATCAGGTAGAAAACGGTCATGACCGTGATGGATTGGGTTCTGAAGAGAATTATTTCTGGAAAACAGCAAAAGAAAGGCAAAAAACATCAGATCGGAAGCCTTTTGAACCCGAATTGGGATAAATAATAACATTCTGTAAAAAGTGTCATAAATAAAACAGGAAAGTACCTGTATACATGGCAATAAATCGGATATCAAGGGCATTTAAGGACATAAGTTTGTCTTTTACCCCTCATCCTGTCACAAAAGACCTTACAATTCTCAAAAATGAGAATGCAATTAAGAAATCTGTAAGGAATTTAGTGCAAACAATTCCGACTGAGAGGTTTTTTAACTCTGCATTGGGATCTGAAGTACGTGATAGCCTATTTGACTTTGTAGATTTTGGTACTGCGTCTGTTATACAGAACCAAATTGAAATTACACTTGAAAATTTTGAACCTAGAATAGATAATGTAACAGTTGAGGTTGAACCTAGACCAGATTTAAACGAATTTGAGGTTACGGTGTTCTTTGATATTGTTGGACAGGAAATTCCTACACAAGAATTCACATTCATGCTCGAAGCAACAAGATAAATGCCTTTTACTAAGTTTACAAACCTCGATTTTGACCAAATCAAGACTTCAATCAAGGATTATATCCGTGCAAACTCAGATTTTACTGATTTTGACTTTGAAGGATCTAATTTTTCAGTTTTAATCGATACATTAGCATATAATACCTACATTACAGCATTTAACTCTAATATGATTGTGAATGAGTCTTTCTTAGACTCTGCAACTGTACGTGAAAATGTAGTTTCTCTTGCAAGAAACATTGGATATGTACCAAGATCAAGATCTGCTGCACAAGCAACAATATCTTTTGATGTCACAACTGCTGCAAATACACCGACACTTACACTGCAAGCAGGTTTAGTATGTGTAGGATCATCAAATGATACTTCGTATGTATTTTCTGTCCCAGAAACAATTACAACAGTAACAACTCAAACTTCTGATTCAAATGGTAATATAATAAGTAGTACTGGATCATTTAATGATATCGTAATTTATCAAGGAACCTACTTATCAAAGAGTTTTACAGTTGATGGTTCACTTGATCAAAGATTTATACTTGAAAACTCATTTATTGACACTTCTACAATTAAAGTTTATGTAAAAGGTGCTTCTGATACAGGTTTAGGAAGAGAATATCGTAAAGTAGATAATATATTAAACATAACAGATATATCAGAGACATATTTAATACAAGAGACTACAGATGAAAGATATGAACTTCTTTTTGGAGATGGTGTATTTGGTAAAAAATTAGAAAATGATGCTATAATTACAGTTTCCTATATTGTCACAGATGGTGTCGAAGGTAATGGTCCTGCCTCATTTACCTATGCAGGTAGTGTTGTATCATCTACAAACCAAATTTCATTACCATCAACTACACCAACTATTACAACGGTCTCAGCGGCAGCTAATGGGGGTAGTATTGAGTCAATTGACTCGATTAAGTATTTTGCACCTAGATTGTATTCATCACAGTACAGAGCGGTTACAGCAAGAGATTATGAGTCAATAATACAACAAATATATGCAAATACCGAATCAGTTTCAGTAGTAGGTGGTGAAGAACTAGATCCACCAGAATTTGGAACAGTTTTTATTACAATAAAACCTAAAAATGGTGAATTTGTATCTGATTTTGATAAACAGTCAATTTTATCAAATCTAAAAGGTTATACTTTATCTGGTATTAATCAAAAAATACTTGATCTTAAATTATTATATGTTGAATTAGATTCCTTCGTTTATTATGATCAGTCAAAAGTTACCACAGTATCAGAATTAAAGACAAGTATTATAAATGGTCTTCTAACCTATGGTTCATCTACTGACATCAATAAATTTGGTGGAAGATTCAAGTATAGTAAAATGTTAAATGTTATTGATAATATTGATGATGCAATTACATCAAATATAACCAGAGTAAGAATTAGAAGAAATCTTAAAGCAGTAATAAATTCATTCGCACAATATGAATTATGTTATGGCAATAAGTTCCACATTAATCCAGAGGGTAAAAACATAAAAAGTACAGGATTTACTATTCAAGGTCAAACTGATACTTTATACTTGACGGATATACCAAATAAAAATAATAATGGCACATTAGATGGAAGTGGTAAAGGTGTCATAGCAATTGTAAAAGGTGATAATGAGTTGTCACAAGGTCAACTAATTGTTGCATCTGCTGGAATAGTTGATTATATAAAGGGTGAAGTAATTCTATCAACTGTAAATATTACCTCTACACAGAGAACTAATAATATTATTGAAATTCAAGCATTTCCTGAGTCTAATGATGTTATTGGGTTAAAAGATTTATACCTTAGTTTTGCGGTTGGAGATAGCTCCATAAATATGGTTAAGGACACAATTACATCTGGTGAACAGATATCTGGTGTCGGATATAAGGTTACATCAAGTTATGCAAATGGAGCACTGGTAAGAGGATAATATGATAACCACTGGCATTGATAAAAGAGTCAAAGTCCAACAGATAATTGAAAACCAAATACCTGAGTTTCTATTATCTGAAAGTCCAAAGGCAGTTGATTTTTTAAAACAATATTATATCTCTCAAGAATTTCAGGGAGGTCCAATTGATCTTACTGATAATTTAGATCAATACATAAAATTAGACAATTTAACACCTGAAGTTGTTGTTGGAGAGACTCAATTAACAAGTGGTATATCAACTGATGCAACAACTGTAAATGTCAGTAGTACCAAGGGATTTCCGAATGAATATGGTCTTTTTAAGATTGAAAGTGAGGTTGTAACATATACTGGTATTACCACAAATAGTTTTACTGGTTGTATTCGTGGGTTTAGTGGTATTACAACTTATCATGCAGAAAATAATCCATCAGAATTAATTTTTAGTGATTCAGATGCTATTAATCATGATAATGGAAGTACTGTTCAAAATTTAAGTGCACTTTTTCTTAAAGAATTCTATAAAAAGACAAAAAAATTACTTACACCTGGTTTAGAAAATGTAAATTTTGTTAATAATCTAGACGTAAGTAATTTTATTAAAAATTCAAAGTCATTATATCAATCAAAAGGTACAGAAGAATCATTTAGAATATTATTCAACGTATTATATAATGAAACTCCTAAAGTTTTAGATTTAGAGCAATATTTAATTAAACCATCTACAGCAGAGTTTATACGAAGAGAAATAGTTCTTGCTGAAGCACTTTCTGGTAATCCAATTCATTTGGTTGGTCAAACAATTATAAAATCAACTGATAGTGCAACAAGAGCATCAATATCAGAAGTTGAGCCATTAACAAGAAAAGGAACAGTATATTATAAGATTGGTTTATTTGTAGGATTTAATGATATTGACTTAATTGAAGGTACATTTAATGTTACACCCAAAACAAGGGTGATTGGAAACGTTTCGGTAGGTTCATCGGTAATTACAGTTGATTCAACTGTTGGATTTGGTGCAACTGGAACATTAGTGTCTGGAATAAACACAAATATTTACTATAGTGATAAATCAGTTAATCAATTTTTTGGATGTGAAAATATTGTAGGAATTATAACAACA